TTACATTCGTTCTTTCTTTACGCTTCCTTTTACAGCATAAAATGCACGAATAATTCTAAGCGGATATTCACGAGGGTCGTATTTAGGGTTCTCACTTTCTAAAATTACGTGATCATCATCAGATCCTTTGCGTACATACTTTATATTTACATCCCCATTGTCAAACACTACCACATATGGGTGTCCAAAAACCAAGTATAAGAAATCAACATGTTTAATCCCTATTACATCTCCTGCTTTGTACTTTGGATACATACTATCCCCATATACGTTTATGAAGGTAACATCGTCCCCAAAGTTAGGTATATACACGGGGATACGTTGCATTTCATCATTAAAGTTGGCAATATCAAAGCCTGCCTTTGCATATATCTCAGGGTAGTAGTAGCCCGTAGGTTTCCCTATTGGGTTTCCTATTGCTTCCTCCTGAAAGTATTCCCTTACTTCATTGACGTATGTTGTTAAAGCATTTCTATATTTTTCAGGCAGGTCGGAAATGCCTTGTTGCGCTTCTTTGAGTACCTTTACAGGTATTTTTGTCTTTTCGTATATGTCTGTCAGGGTAATATCATAGCCTTTGCGTTCATCTCTTAGGAATAGTACCAAATCGTCTTCTTCCTCCTCTTCATCTGGCACGACTTCTTCTATCTGAGGAATGAGCATAGAGCCATTGCCAGTGAGCAGCCAGTCCTTGCTGATTTCAGGGAATGCTGCGGCTATTTTATCAGCTAACCCTTCAGTTAAATACTTATCCTCTCCTTTTGCAGCAGAAGATAAATTGTTTCTTGAAAAATCTATTTTTCCTGCAATAGCTGTTTGTGTTTTATACTCTGTTTTATACTGAATATAGTTAAGAGCTTCTTTTAGTCTATTGACATCAATTTTTTTAATACTAACTTTTGTCGTATCTGAATTATTTTTCATACCTTTGTGCTTTAATTAAAAATTCGTTTGTTATGACAGAAAAAGAATTACATTCCTATATTAAGGAGCTTGAAATAGCTCTTTTTTTGACAAGCAGGGACAAGGTGAGCTGGCAGGTAGTTGAACAAATCGTTAATAATAACCTTTCCTTTGATTTTAAACAAAAACTATTACACAATACCAACAATCTGGTAATGAATAACAACCTTAATTTAAAATCTGATTTTGAGGAGGTTTCAAACACTACTTTCTAAACCATACTCGCCAAATTATCTAAACTTCTATTATTTTCCGCTTTTGCTTTCTCTGTTAGTTTGTCTTTCACTGGTAGTAATACAGGTATTTCAAACGCTATACGGCTAATTACTTGATTAGCCGTTTTTTCTTGGCTATTAGCTCCTAAAGAAAGAATATCTGCAACCGCTATTTTAAATCCTTTCTTACCCTCGTCTATATTTTCAACAGTAACAGCTACATCAAATTGTACATTGACAACTTTCCTTCTTCCTCTACTATCAATAAATCCCTTTTCGTTGATTGTTGATGGATTAATTACAGCATTGGTATTTTCTAACTCTTTTTGACTACATTCTACACCTCTAACAATATTACTTATACTCTCTTTGATAAACTCTTCTAAATTCATTGTTGTATCTTTTTCAAAATCAATTACTTACAAACTTTAACATTGTTTAATACGAAAAAAGTTCGTATAAAATTTTTTGATACGACAAAAAGTCGTATCTTTGCACTGTCAAAATGTAATAACAAATGTTCTACATTTTTGCGATACAAAGATAATAATAAAAATGCAAACAACAATGAATAAAATGAATAAAGTAAAAAAAAGGCATAAAGTTACGGGCAAGCTCTCTGAGGTTATCGCAGAAGAGATACTATCTAATAATAAGTTAAGCCTTCAAATAGCCCTTGAAATGGATAAGACACAGATAGCTATACAAAATTCTGCAAGGCGTAGAAGTGATACATTACTCAATGTAAGACTAATGCCTTTGTATGAGAGTTATGGCTACTCAACAGAAGATGTAAAAAACGAATAAATCATGAATAATACCGAGCTAAAAAGACACCTCAAAAGAAAATTAGAGCGAGTAACATTGCTCAAGTTATCCTTAGAGGGTGCTGTTAGAGATTTGGCAAGCGAGATTGTTAGCCTTAACGAAGAACTTGCCCTTGTGGAAGGGGGCAAGTCTTCAATTAAACTGAAAGAACCCGTTGATATATCGAAGTATGCAACACAATTTTACGCCGAATTTGAGAAAGCAAGGCAAAACAGCTAACAAAAAAAGCCCCGCTGGCATGCGAGGCATAATGATAACAAATAAAATTTTTAACATGGCAAAATTACTACAAAAATTATTCTCTTGCAAGCAAAAGGTAAAAAAAGTGCAAGACCAACAACTACAAGTGATTGACGGCTATTTGTGCTACAACAAGCGCCGTTATAACGAACTCAACTACGAGCAGAAAGAGCAATATAACGATTGCTTTATCCCTCAAGCCGATAAATTGGCTTTTGAAAAACTCCTTAAAGAATCACAACTTAGATACGTATTGAGATGAGAACAATGACAAATACCGAGTTTGAGCGAGTACTCAACGAAGAACGCAAGCAATGTTATTATTACAGCGACTTGTTGGACTTGCGAGAAGATAGTCAAAGGTCTTTCAGTTGTGAATTTATCACAGAAGACGATTACCCAGATGATTGGTATTGCGCTATCTATTACGATGTAACCACTCATTGCGAGGGCAATAATAATGAAAGCTCCCACAGTGTGGAGATACAGCATATATACATCAACTTCCAAGAGGTTAAGGTTACCGAAATGCAAGAAAACGTATTAACAACAGTACTCACCAACCGAGCTAATAAAGAGTTTCAGTTTAAAGATACAGAGGGCTTATATCCCGATTATGCAACTTCTAAAATGTGGTAAATATGAAAGTAGGTGATTTAGTAATGGTTAGTCCCTTTATCCCAAAGGATCCCGCAAATCAAAAAGGCAAGGTTGGCGAGGTAGTAGAGATAGTCAATAACGAAGGGCTTGAGATAGTCAAGGTAAGGTTCAGCAATGATTGCTATGGGCTGTACGATGGTGAAGTCCTCCAGCTAATTAAAAACGATAAAAAACAAAAGCAATGAAAACATCCGTAGAAAAAGGCAAATGCTATGAGATAGGCGATTGGCTCGTACAGATTGACAGAATAGACGAGCGCTATATATGGTGCTTTGGTGCTGATAGTGATAGGGTGATAGGTTTTTTAGCCCTCCCTATTGATAGCAAGGTAAGTCGAGAAGTACCTATTAACGACTATATCAACTATATAGATGTAGCAAGGCAGAATATAGCGGCTGAGTTCAGGTATAGATTAAGCCAATATGAAGAATAAGTAATAAGTAAAATTATATCAAAATGAATGAGAATTTAATCACAGTACAACAACTCCCCGTGATCGTCTATGAGCGATTGGAAAGCGTGGGGCAAGAGATTGACAAGCGTATCGCAGCGCTTGACTTGGACAAGCAACTCGTAACAGAGGACACCAAGAAAGCTGTTAAGGACACAAGGGCAATGCTCAATAAAGAGTTGGATAACTTTGAAGAGCAACGCAAACGCATCAAAGAGCAAGTAGTAGCACCTTACGAGGCTTTTGAGAAGGCATATAAATCCTTTATCAAGGTAAAATATGAGAAAGCCGATAGCATTCTAAAGGTGAAAATTGACGAGTTCGATAGGCGCTTAAAGGCAGACAAAGAAGCACGTATCAGGGCTTATTTTACAGAGTTATGCCAAGCAAATAATATAGACTTCCTCCCTTTTGAAAGGCTTGGGTTAAAGATAGGTCTGAGTGATTCAGATAAGAGCTTGAAAGACCTTGTAAATACCAATATAGACAACGTGGTTAAGAGTCTTCAATTTATTGAAAGCCTAACAGACCCCGACGAATATAAGGCGGAGATTCTCGCTGATTACAAGCAAACCCTTGATGTAATGATTGCGATAAATAACGCAAAGTATCGCAAACAGCAACGAGAATCTGAATTAGCACGTATCGAGGCGCAAAAAGCAGCAGCCGAGCAAGCAAGGTTAGTAGCCGAAGCAAAGGCAAAAGAAGTGGCACCGCTACAAGCGCCTGAAGAAGTACCACCTCCAGCAATTCAAGAAGTACCCGCTCCTCCTCAAGAAGTCCCTGCTCCAGCACCTCAAGAAGAAATAATACACGTCACACTTGAACTAATAGGTACAAGGACACAACTTAGAGCATTGCGCCAATTCTTAGATATTAATAACATTAAATACAATTCAAAATGAGTACAGCAGTAACCACCACAGAAAAGGGCTTAACATTAGGTAATTTCCTTAATCAAAAAGCCACAGCCGATTTCCTAACAAAGACATTAGGGGCAAGAAAATCAGAATTCGTATCTAACCTCTTAGCCCTTTCAGATAGCAATAAAGAGCTGTTACAATGTGATAATACAGAGCTGATGAAGTGTGCCTTGAATGCCACCGCTCTAAACCTACCACTTAACAAGAATTTAGGGTATGCGTATGTTATCGCTTACAAAGATTGGAAGACCCAAGAAGTACACCCACAATTTCAAATGGGATATAAAGGGTTTATTCAGTTGGCTATCCGAAGCGGTCAATACAGAACCATTAACACTTGTGAGGTACGAGAAGGTGAGATTAAGCGCAACAAGTTCACTGGACACACTGAATTTCTTGGAGAAAACCCTGAAGGCAAAGTCATAGGCTATTTGGCTTATATCGAGCTACAAAATGGCTTTCAACAATCACTATATATGAGCCTTGAACAAGTGCAAGAGCACGTAAGTAAATACTCACAGAGTGGCATGGATAAAAAGACGGGGGAGCTTAGAGGAGTGTGGAGAAACGAATTTGATGCCATGGCAAAGAAAACAGTACTCAAATTGCTACTTAATCGCTACGGGGTGTTATCAGTAGAAATGCAGAATGCCATAGAAAAAGACCAAGCAGATAGCGAGGTGCGTTATATAGACAATCCGCAAGCAGGTAGGTATGTACAAGATGCTGTTATCGTAGAACAAAACGAACCTACAGAGATTGTTGCTCAAGAAGAGCCAGTAGCCCCTGCACCTGCTCCTTCAGAAAGTCCTAAACAAGTTGATTTTAAAACCTTGTAAGCATGAGAACAAGTTATTTTACCCTTGGACAATCGCACGTATATCGTCTTAATGGACAAACCTTAGACCGTGATTGTGTGATTAAGATAACAGCCGAAAATCCAAGAGATGTAATGGTTGAGTATTTTGGCTTAGAGTGGGCTTTTGAATACGATAAATGCCCTGAAATGAGATACTTCCCACGAGGGGTATATAACCTAACTGACAACAAATGGGAATAGCAAAAGTCATTAGTTCAGGTAGCGAGGGTAACGCCGTGATATACAACAACGCAATAATGGTAGATTGCGGCGTTACACTCAAAGCCTTACAAGAAGTAAAACGTTCTTTGAAAATTGTACTCCTAACTCACAAGCACAGCGATCACCTAAAAATACGCACCTTGCAGCGGTTACAAGCTGAAAGACCAACCTTGCGGGTAGCTTGCGGTGATTTTCTCTTAGAGGAGTTGCCTTGTATCAAGAATATAGATGTATTGCAAGTGGGTAAGATATACGATTACGGAACGTTCAAGGTGTCACCTATAAAGCTGTATCACGACGTGCCAAATTTCGGTTGGAGGATCTTCCTACCCAACGGACAAAAGATATTCCATGCTACTGATACAGTACATTTGGAAGGCATCACCGCTAAGGGTTACGACCTCTATGCTATTGAGCATAACTATTGCGAGGAGTACATACAGCAGGCAATTGAAGAAGCGCGAGCCAACGGAGAATATACCCACGCATACGGCAATATCAATACACACCTAAGCATACAGCAGGCACGTGCGTTTATTGAGGCAAACAGAAAAGAAAGCAGCGAGGTTTTAGAGCTGCATAAGAGTAGAAGTTTTTATAAGTAAAAGACAATGGAAATACAAGGACGAATAAAGCAAATATTCCCCTCTCAGGTGATAGGACAAAACGGCTTTGAGAAAAGGGATTTAGTAATCATAACAGAGGAGCAATATCCACAAACGATCATCATCCAATTTACCCAGCAGCGTTGCGACTTACTCAATAATCTACAAGTGGGGCAAAATGTAAAAGTATATATCAATATCCGAGGGCGTGAATGGACAAACCAACAAGGAGAGATTAAGTACTTTAACACGATTGAGGGTTGGAAAATTGAGGTGATACAGACTACTAATGTAGCTAATCAGCAGCCCGTACAGCAGGCACCACAGCAGCCAGTCCCGCAAGCAGCACCTGCACCTCCTCCACAAAGAGCACCTCAGCAGGTACAACAACCGCAGCTGTTTGATAACCATGGTAAAGAGCCTAACCCTGCGATATATAACAATGAGGAAGTACCTTTTTAGTAACTTAAAAATAAAGAGAAAATGAAAAAAACATTAATGAGTCAAATTGAAGAAATAAACCAATACATCTATCAACAAATCCTTGATGGTAATTTTGAACTTGTATACAAGGAACAAAGTAGAAATGGTTTTGAGTATAAAATAAAGATTGAAGGGTTAATATTCTCTATGAATACTTTTAATAGTGGAAATGTCTTTCTTCATGACAATAGTAATTTCATGTTCAATATGAATAAACTTCCAGAACGAATATCTTTTGACAGAAAATCCATTAGTGAAGTGCTAAAAATCCACAATAAAAAGGTGATAATAGAAGATTTAGAGCTTGAAAAATTTAAACTCAATAAAGAAATAAAGAGAATTGAGGGTCAGATAAGAAGTATAGAAAGTCAAATCAAAAATCTTAGAACAAATGAGTAAATTAGAACAGCTTATTATAGATTTTCATCAAACTCTTCATAAAAAATTGGTTAAAGGAGAGTTTGATATATATGAAAAGAAAGAAATATCAAAAAATACCAATAGGTATAATATAAAAATAGAAGACATTCCTTTTAATTTGGAAGAAACAATCTTTAAGAAGAGAAAATCTGGTGAAATTACTATAGATGATTATGAGGTTTATCTTTTAAATTTAGAAGTTTTGCCTGATGGTAAAAGAGCAAACTATTCTCTTATAAAGAAAGCTATTGAGTGTAAGGAGAAGGAAGCTAAAACAGCTAACATAAAAAGTAAAATTAGTGAATTAGAAAAAGAATTAAAAGATTTGGAATCATGAAAAAGTATGTAATTAAATTCGAGCATGTGGAAGAAAGTACTTACACAGCTATTGTAGAAGCTAACAGCTACGAAGAAGCGATGGATATTTTTGAAGAAAGTCCACTTGAATGCATTGAAGACGAAGAACCTGACACAGTACAAGGACTTACGTATCATGTCAGTGAAGTAACCGAAAATGGGGAGGTTGTTTATAAAAATGATAGAAAAGTAAACGCAGAATATCAATAATGCTTATGAAAACAATATTTAAAAAAGGAATGAAGGTCTATGACCAATTAATATTCCCTGATAAAGAAGGTATTGTTTTGACAACAAATTATATACCTGAAAAATTTTTTGATGAAGATGATTTTGATGAAAATTATGTTCACCCATACCCTATTGAAGTAGAGTTTGGTTCAGAAACTATGCTTTACACAAGTGATGGAGATAGTGGGATGTGTGGTGTTAAAACTCTTTCCATCAAACCATATAGAGTAGTGTTTGAAGGCTTTGAGCAAAAAGCACCTGCACCAACTTTTGAGGAAGCTTGGAATAATTCACATAATAGTAAAGAAATATTCTATTCATCTAATTGTGATAAAGTTTGCTCAGGTTACCCAACACAGGAATTAGCAGATGCTTCGGAAGCATTAAGGAGACTACTCTTTCTTAGAGACTATTACAATGAGGGTTGGCAACCTGATTGGAAAAATGAAGAAAAAAAGTTTAGTATTGAAATTTATGAGGGAGAATTTGACACTTTTGAATCTATTGAATGTCAAAGGGTGTTTTCTTTCAAAACGGAAGAAATAAGAGACAAATTTCTCGAAGACCAAAGAGAACTCTTAGAAATAGCAAAACCTTTATTATGACAAAAGCAATAATTGTCCTGGTGTTAGTCCTTGACCTCCTTAACCTTCTTTTCTTGATAATTCAAAGGGAATATGCCAAAGCTGCTTGTACCATAGTAATAGCTCTATTACTCTGTCTATCCATCAAAGACTGTGAATATGAAGAAGATGATGACGATCCTCCGTTAAATACGGCATAACGCCAGTAATATTAGGTAATTAGTAACCCAAAAAGCAAGTATCAATCGGGATAGTAGCAGGTTCGAGTCCTGCCTTGCTTTCAAAATTAAAGACAAAATGAAGACTTTAGATTTAAAAGAAGTAAGAGATAGGTTTGAGTTATATAAAGTAGCTTTCAATAAAAAACCTTACGTAAATAACCTTGCAAATGAATTAGGTGTAAAAACTACAACGCTTATGAAATTCATTGTGAATAACGATAAGCATTTTGTTCTATATCAAAACGATAAAGGTACTTATATTTCTCAGATATATTTGGAATTAAAAGACAAACCTGGAAGTGATGAATTTGTAGAATATAACAAAGAAAAATATAAAAATACTTTATTTCTTGATACTTACACTTATCCTTATACTTACGATGTAGAATTCCACCGTCTTAAAATAGATGAAAAAGATAAAGAAAGAAGTAATGAATGGAGAAATACTCCTGAGAAAGTTAAAAAAATAAAGGAATTTATAACTAATAAAAATGTTTCAATTGGTATTGAAATAAATAGATATACTGATTATATACCAAAAGAGTATATAGAACTACTTATATCGCAAGGTTGGGAGTTTGTGAATTATAATAAAAACAGTAAAAAATAGTAACAAAGCAAAATATGATTTTCAATGCAAACAACGAATTTGATATACAAAGAGCAAAGGAGCGGTTAGGGTATCTTATTGAAAAGAAAAAGACCTTTGAAATCACTGAAAAGAAGCCTAAGCGTACCTACTCACAGAACAATTACATTCATCTCCTTTTTTCGTGGTTTGCATTGGAATATGGAGAGACCCCAGAATATGTGAAGCAAGAAATATTTAAAAAGTTGGTTAATCCGCAAATATTCCTAACTGAATATGTGAATTACAAAACTGGAGAGGTAAGGGAAGCGTGGAGAAGCACAGCAGATTTAAACACAAAGGAAATGACAACCGCTATTGATAACTTTAGAGACTATGCCAGTAAGGAAGCGGGTATATACCTGCCAACCCCTGATGATTTAAATTCTCTCAATGAAATAGAAAGACAAGTGAATAATTTACAAGGAAGGTATTATTAAGCAATTTTTCAACCTCGTTAAGCAAGGTAAAAAATCAACCCTAACTGTCTAAAAATCAACGCAAAAAAGTAAATAAGCAAGATTTATAAAGATTTAAGCAATGAAAGAAACCGTTAATCGTTTTGAGGAGGAGATCATCACAACCTCCAATCTATCTGAGATGAAGGATAAGTATTTGGCCGAGACGCTCTATAGAAAATGGCCTGAGAACTTCGTAGATGAAAGCACAGGGGTGCTGGTCAATATAGAACGCAAAGAGATAATATTTGCCCGTGGCACTCTCTTAGATAGCAATGCATTAGAGGAGATTAATTTCTTCCTACAGAGTGGGGATATTACAGAGGTAAGGGTTAGTAATATCAAGCGACAAGCTACCTTAGTAAAAGGAAGTGCTGCTACTTGGGTAGCTGTAGCAAAGCTAATGGGCAAAAAGCAAACATTCTACCTATATGCTGATAGTGTCGATACAGCCATGCAGGTACTCACGGACTACATAGAGCAGCACTACCAAGGCTCCTTTGAGGTGCTATCAGTTAAGGAGCAAGAATATTTATACATCGTTTCTTTGGTCAATGGGGACATGTCAGAGGAGAAAGTCAATTACTACATTGCTGAAATGGAGATTAAGACGGATGGTTATACAATGTATAACAAGTTCTTAGTAAAAGCCATCAATGCTGAGGAGACCAAGCCACTATGTATTGCTTTTTTTGACAGATTTACAAAGAATAAGGACCAGGCCGAACCTTATACAATGACCCTACTATCGGCAAAGAAAATGAAAGTAGAGGCTGTGATTGACCATGTATTCTGTAACGAGTACATAGATAGAAGCAAGGGAAAAAGAGAGCAAACAGCCGATAACGACTAACAAACCTAACATTGGAATATTATGTATCTCATGTCTAAGACATGGTGACCCCCGATAGGCAAGCACTCGCGTTCGAGCCGTGAGCGGGGGCAAAATTATAAAATGAATGAGTTATGGTATATGGATATATAAGGGTGAGTACAGATAGGCAAACCGTAGAAAACCAACGCTATGAGATAAAGAACTTCTGTAAAAAGAATGACATGAAAATAGATGGTTGGATTTCAGACGAGGGAATATCAGGAACGAAAGACCCTGAAAAACGAGAGTTAGGAAAACTCTTGGAGAAAGCAAAGGCAGGAGATTATATCCTTTGTTCAGAGCTATCACGATTGGGTAGAAGTCTAATGATGATTATGGCTATTCTAAACGAATGCACAAAGAAAAAGGTAAATATTTGGACAATCAAGGATAATTACCGATTGGATAATGATATAAGTAGTGCTGTGATAGCTTTTGCTTATGGGCTTTCTGCTCAAATAGAACGCCAACTTATTAGCCAACGTACCAAGGAGGCATTGGCTCGCAAAAAGGCAGAAGGCATTTTTATAGGTCGTCCTAAGGGTAGCCTTTCAAAAAAGGTGAAACTTACAGGCAAAGAAAAGGACATACTGAAATACATAAAACAAGGAATGTCCCAGCGAGAAATAAGCGAAAAATTAGGTGTATCAAAAGGCACTGTTAATCGCTTTATAAGACGAGAGAAGTTACACAATTACAAAGAAAATAATTAACAACCGATTTGAAAGGAGATTGAGTGCGCATAAATCTTTTTTTAAATCTCTAATCAAATCAAAAATGAACGAGTATCAAGAGTTTTTAAAATCAAAGGAGAAAGCAAAGGAGCATAAAGGCTTTGCAGCTTTGCTAATGAATGACAAGCTGTTTCCTTTTCAGCAGTTTATTGTAGAACGTAACCTAAGCAAGGGCAAGCATGCTGTATTTGCGGACTGTGGATTAGGAAAGACCGTAATGGAGCTTGAGACAGCAAGCCAAATTGTAAGGCACACCAATAAGCCCGTGTTAATCCTTGCTCCCTTGGTAGTGGTAGCACAGACTCGAAGAGAAGCAGAGAAGTTTGGGTTTGACCTTGATAAGGTAACCATTACCAACTTTGAGAATTTGCACAACATTAATCCGCAGGAGTATGCAGGGCTGATAGTAGATGAAAGTTCAATAATGAAAAACTTTGAGGGACAAATAAAACAGCAAATCTTTGAGTATTTCCATAATACCCCTTACAAGTTTGCTTTTACAGCTACTCCCTCCCCTAATGACCCTATGGAGCTTGCTAATCACTCCGAGTTTTTAGGTTATCAAAGTAGGTTAGGAATGCTTGCTACCTACTTTATCAATGACCAAGACCACACGAGCAAATGGAGATTGAAAGGGCATGCAGTTGAGAAGTTCTATCAATTCGTATCAGACTGGGCAATAATGCTAACCAATCCTGCTGATATAGGTTACCCAATGCAAGGATACGACTTATCAGAGGTGATATACAAGGAACACCAGCTTATCACTGAAAACGACTTTAGCAATGGCATGTTATTTCCGAGTTTAGCAGTGTCTGCTACTGACTTCAATAAGGAGTTAAGACGAACCAAAGAGCAGCGTATAGCAAAGGCAATAGAGATAGCTAATGCGAATGAGGAACCACACATTGTATGGGTGAAACACAATGACGAGGGGAAAGAAGTTACTGCGGGTATTTGTGGGGCTGTGGAAGTGTCAGGGAGTGATAAGCCTGAAGAGAAAGCGCAAAAGTTGTTAGACTTTGTAGATGGTAAGTTCAGGGTATTAGTTACTAAGCCAAAGATAGCCCAGTACGGATTGAACTTTCAGCACTGCTTAAATCAAACCTTTATGAGTCCTGACTTTTCTTTTGAGGGTTTTTACCAAGCTGTGAGACGATCCCACCGCTTCGGAAAGAAGGGAGATGTAACAGTCAATATTGTAACCACTGATACTATGCAGAATGTCATTAGTATCATCAAAGAGAAAGAGAAACAATTCAAACAAATGCAACAATTAATGATTAATAACCAAACACTATGGAACAACCAAAATTCACAGCTATACACGGCGACTGCGTAGAGGAGGTAGCTAAACTCCCTGATAACAGCATAGACTTTTCAATATTTAGCCCTCCCTTTGCTGAATTGTATGTCTATTCAGACGATATACGAGACATGGGCAACTGCAAAGATTATGAGGAGTTCTTTGTACATTTTCAATTCCTTGTAAAAGAGTTAGCGAGAGTAATAAAAAGCGGACGATTGGTAGCAGTGCATTGTATGGACTTGCCTGCAATGAAAGGTAAAGATGGCTATATTGGTCTGAAGGACTTTTCAGGAATGCTCATTCAGGCTTTTGAGAAGGAAGGGTTTATTTACCACGATAGAATAACAATTTGGAAAAGCCCAGTAGTGGAAATGACACGAACCAAATCAATAGGACTACTACATAAGACCATTAAGAAGGACAGCAGCCTATCACGTACAGGGATCCCTGATTACATATTAGTATTTCGTAACGCTGGTGATAACCTTGTACCTATTACACACCAAGAAACAAATGAGAAAAAGGAAAATTACCTACCAGTGAATTTGTGGCAAAAGTACGCTGAGCCAGTGTGGTATGACATCAACTACTCCGATACCTTGCAATATACCTCTGCTCGTGAGGAAAAGGACGAGAAGCATATTTGCCCATTACAGCTTGAGACGATCAGGCGTTGCTTGCACCTATGGAGTAATGAAGGAGAAACAGTGTTAAGCCCTTTTGGAGGGATAGGAAGTGAAGGGTACGAAAGTCTAAGGCTTAATCGTAACTACATAGGAATAGAGCTTAAGGAGTCCTATTACAATCAAATGCAGCGTAATTTAAAGCGTATGATTGCTGATAAAATGCAACCTAAATTATTTTAAATACTCATTCATTCTTTGTCTTATGCCCTCGCTTGTACTTGGCGTGTAATGTTAAGGAGAGGGCTTAGGGCAAAGTTAGAGAGATAACGATCATTTAAATAAGCCATGAAAAAAGAAACATTTTTGTTTTACGCGGATTGGTTGAATGTTATTCGGGATTTGCCAAGTGAGGTTCAGTTGGAAGTTTATCAGGCTATTGCGGAATATGCCATATACGGTAACTTGATTGAACTAAAACCACTTGCAAAAGTAGCATTCGGATTCGTAAAACAAACGATTGATAGGGATACACAAAAGTATATATCAATCTCAGAAAAAAGAAGTGAGGCAGGTAAAAAAGGAGGAAGGCGATTGAAAGACAGCGAGTTAGAGGAAAGCAACGAAAAGCAAAAAAAGCAATTGCTTTCTGAAAAAAGCAAAAAAAGCAATTGCCCCCTTAATGATAATGATAATGTAAATGATAATGATATTTCTTTTTTAGAAAAAAAGAAACAAAAAAGCGCGAGTGTGGATTTTGACGAGGAGGAAAAAAACAATCAGCCTTTAAGCGACCCAAAAGAAACCTCCCCCCAAGGTTCCGCCGCCCCCCCTCCTTTCAATTTCAGGCAGGCTATGCTATCAGCAGGATTTGTTGCTGACCTCACAGAGGACTGGCTCAGGATACGCAAGACTAAGAAAGCCGTCAATAGCGAACGAGCCTTTAAGATCTTCCTTGAGCAGGTACAACGCACTGGACGAGATAAAAACGAGGTCCTCGCATTGGTGGTACAAAAGCAATGGAAAGGCTTTGAATCCAGCTGGGTACAGAGTACCCAACAATCACACAACCCACAAGAACCCGTAATAATTGACCAAAATGGAAACATCATCTCAGGAACTCATACTACAAACACAGCAGGCGCCAATGTTGTCGGACGCCAAACCGCTTCCAACATTGCAGCAAATATGCAAGGCTGGTGAATTACAGCAAGTGGCTTTTGCACGACAGGTACTGACATTTACTCCTATCCGAGAGCTTGACCCAATAGAAGCACGCGGAGGCATTGGTACTATCATTGCCCAGCACGCTGCCCTTATCGGTCTCAAGGGAGAAATAGACCCTCTCAACAAGTCTGATATTTCAGGAATGATTTTAAGTCGCTTTTCTTCGCTTTCTTTGGAGGAGTTATACAAAGCCTTTCAAATGGAAAGATACGGAGAATTTGATGCACGTACGGAGCATTATCAGCTTATCAATGCGCCTTATATCAGTGAGATATTGAAGAAGTACAAAGATTGGTTGTGTCGTACCCGTCAAAATAACAACTTACCTATGAGCCTACCTGCTCCTACTCCTGAAGAACAACTAACAGAAGAGGAAAAGGAAGCGCGGTTTATAGCCAATGTACAACGATTTTACAACGATTTTAAGCAGACAGGACGACTTCCTTTGTTCTGCTGCTGGATATATGACAGCCTTAAGGAGCGAGGTATGATAGCCGATTTCACAGAAGAAGAAAAGGAGTTGCTTACTAAGCGTTACAAGCAGCGTAAGGCTAAGGAACGAGACAACAAGAGCCTAATTAGCCGTCTGAAACAATCCTTTGAAGGTACAAATAATGACATCTCCTTAAAGACTGAAATAGCATTGGAGTATATCTTTGAAAATGACAAGTTACTAATGACAAATAATAACCCTTAAAACATGAAATTTATAACAGAACTAAGAGCCCGCGGGCTACAAATCACAGAAAAGGAAGCCAAATACCTTATGGAGATAGCTGTAGCTGATTATCGTGAAAATCAGGTAAAACCAATCCTTAAGCGGGAAAAGATGGCTCATTATATGATTATGGCATTATCCTATTGCAAAGCTACCAGTGAATTACTTCACATGATCGACGAAAGCTATCCAAGATTTAGACTTAAACAGGTATTTATGGAATGCAAGAAGAAAAATAACGAAGTAGTAGAAGAGTTTGAAAAGGTCAATAAGATAGACCCACAGATACTCAATGCTTTCAATGCATACGCAAATGATTTAACTGAGATAATGTATTTACACATGGACGACGTAGATGAAGAGAAAAAAGAACAACTAAGTAAAAAACATGAAAATCATTGACCTATTCAGCGGGATTGGTGGTTTTTCGCTCGGATTTCAGCGGGCAGGATACCAATTTACAGAGCACTATTTTTCAGAAATAGACAAACACGCAATCGCAAACTATAAACACAATTTTCCCCATGCCAAATACATCGGAGACATTACCACTCTTCACGGAGGAGACTTTACAGACATTGACATTATCACTTTCGGATCGCCTTGCCAAGATTTCTCACTTGCTGGAAAGCGCGCTGGACTTAAAGGAAACAAAAGTAGCCTTATCGCACAGGCAATTACCCTCATTGCTCAGCTCAGACCAAGTGTATTTGTCTGGGAAAATGTTAAAGGAGCATTCTCCTCAAATGCTGGCGCAGACTTTTGGGCAATTATCCAAGCGTTTGCCAACATTGGGGGTTATAGACTTGAATGGCAATTGCTTAATACAAGCTGGCTTTTACCCCAAAATAGAGAGCGGATTTACCTTATCGGACATCTTGATGGAAGAAGTCAGCCAGGAGTATTTCCTATCGGAAAAAATGATCAATTACTTGACCCAAAGGCAAGGGAAAAAGGTTGGAGAGGTAGAAATTTCAAAACTTCACTTGCACGAACAATAACAGCCCGCTACTCCAAGATGGGGAGTAATGATACTTATATAGTCCCAAAGGTTGCCGCCACCCTCACAGGCGGCGGACACTCGGGAGGATTGCACTCAGACATGACTGTGATACAGCTAAATCCGTCTAAGGAATCCAATGGCAGGCAACCCTATCAACAAAACAGAGTGTTTGATGAAAGGGGAATAAGTCCAGCCCTAACAAGGCATAACAGTAATTATGCCATTAGTAGAATGCGCCGCCTCACGGAAATAGAATGCGAACGCCTGCAAGGTTTTCCTGACAACTGGACACAATATGGCAATTACGATGGAGCTATCAAGCCCATAGCCCGCACACAACGCTACAAGCTGATTGGTAATGCGGTAACCGTGGATATAGTAGAACTCATAGCAAAACGATTAAAAATTATAAAACAATGAAAACAATCCAAGAACTCGTCCCACTTATCCAAGAGTGGGCAAAAGAAAGGGGGATATTTAAGAAAAGTACCCCATTTGACCAACTCCTTAAGACACACGAGGAGGTTGGTGAGCTCATCAAGGCGTGTTATGACAACGACAAATCTGCTATCCAAGATGCGATAGGTGATGTAATGGTTACTCTCATTAACTACTGCTATTTTATGAAAATAGATGCTTGGATACAAATCAATGATGTTTTAAATATTGGGGACGAAACAAAGGAAGATAAAGTGATATTGTCTTTATATATGCTAAGAGAACTTAGTAGTTTAATGAATAGCACTTTTATAACAAGGGGTAGAATGTATGAAGAACAACCTAAAACTATTTTTTTTAATTTTAGTTACATAATTTATTATCTAAATAATATAGCTTCCTTAGAAGGCACAACCTTAGAAGCCTGCCTAAACATCGCTTACAACGAAATCAAAAACAGAACTGGAAAAATGATTAACGGTAAATTCGTGAAAGATTAATTAAAAAAGAAAATGATGCAAATTATAAATAATACAGGTGCCATAATCAAAGAACAAATTAACTTAGGTGACATTGATAATTTGAATATTGATGATTTGTTTAAAAATAACACTAACAATAAGAAAATGAAAAATAACAACTACCCAATTTGGCTTGTCTCATTGGAGATAGCCAAAGAACTCAAGGAAATAGGGTTTAATGAACCTACATTATTTCATTATTACGAAAATGATTTTGATGTTACGATAGAGACAAATAGTTACTATGATGAAGGAGAAGCTCAAGGATATTTACATTTTTATATATCTGCATTTAAAGAAGAAAACTTTAATAGAGATAAGAAATGTATTTCTCTCCCCACTTGGGAACAAGTGTTTGAGTGGTTCAGAGAGAAGGGTATGTTTCATAGTATTTGTATTGTTGATGATTTACTTAATGATGTTAAGTTTTTTGAAGCAGAAATACGTGATAAAAATGCGGATATAATTTGTGTACTTAGTCGAGTGACTTATGAAGAAGCCCGTGAGTACCTTGTAAAAGCACTCATACGAACCTATAAAAACGAAAAACTATGAATAAGAACTTAATTGTACTATCAGGAAAAAAACGAGTAGGAAAGGACACCGTGGCCAACCTTTTCAATGACTACACCCAACGTAAATACGAACTAAGAGCCTTTGCCGAGCCAGTCAAAGAGATAGTATCCCAAGTAACAGGACAGACACCCTACATGTTAGACCTTTTCAAAGAAAGCCGATTAGTAGACGTTAATGGTATATCGAGCAACCTAACCATAAGGGAGCTGTACCGAAAGACAGCTCACTTTTATAAGGGACTACTTGGGGAGGATATATTTGCCAAACTAATGCTAAAGCGATTAGCATATGAGAATTACGAATTTCCAAGGGTGATTATCACTGACATGCGCTTCAAAGCGGAGTACGAGAAGATGAAACCGCTTGATCCTGTATTTATCCGTGTGAAATGCAGAATGGGCAATATGGATACCCACCCCTCCGAAATAGACCTTGACGATGTGCCTGATAGTGATTTTCACTTTGTGATAGATAACACATGCACACGAACACAACTCAAGGAGCAAGTACAAGCCATTGTTAAAAAGTTGAGAATATAGACTCAAGAAAGAGGATTAAAAGCGCTTTATGAATAATCATTAGCGACCAGCATATTCCTTGTGATTACTGGTCGCTAATACTTAAATTAACAAAATGAAATATATTTATACCTACATTTGAAAGCACAAATGTAACTATAAATCGTGTGACAAATGTTACACACTTTCAATTTGTTACAAAAATATTTGCATGGATAATTCAAATATATTTTGTACCTTTGCACTTTAATTAATATTAACAAACTAAATACACTACTAAATGAATGATAAGTTACAAATATTTGAAAGTCCCCAGTTTGGGCAAATTCGCGTTATACTAAACGAGGACAAACCTTTATTTGTTGCAAAAGATGTCGCTATAGCATTAGGATACACCAACCCAGCAGAAGCGATTGCAATGCACTGTAAATCAAGCGACATAGAAAAATGCTATGTCCCCCATGAAAACGGAATAGGAGGTACTAATCTACAGGTAATTAGTGAAGGGAATGTATACAGACTCGTGATGCGTTCAAAGCTTCCTAATGCTATAGACTATCAAGACTGGGTATGTGATGATGTACTTCCCTCTATTCGCAAAACCGGAGAGTATTCCGTTCAAAAGAAAATTCCTAACAGTTTTTCAGCGGCTCTCAAACTTGCTTATGAGCAACAATTGAAGTTAGAACAACAAGAACTCCTATTAGCAGAAGCAAAGCCAAAAGTAGAGTATTACGATAAAATCCTTTCCTCAAAAGACAGCTTAACCGTAACGCAAATAGCCAAAGATTATGGATTAAGCGCTCAACGGCTAAACATTATCCTTAATGAAGAAAAGGTACAATATAAGCAATCAGGACAGTGGTTGCCTTATAAGGAATATGCTCAAGAGGGATATACCAAAAGTGAAACCATAAACTTCACTCATAAAGACGGCACAGAGGGAACAAAACTCAATACCAAATGGACACAAAAAGGGCGTTTGTTCATTCATGAACTGCTAAAAAAGAAGAATATCAAACCTGTAATGGATAGATAAAATCCAACAATATATAAAATCACCTAACCATGTACCAAGAAAGCCAACTCCAACAAATGTGCGTGCGATATTTCAGATACGTATATCCACAGTACCTTATCTATGCTGTCCCTAACGGAGGAACTCGCAACCCTATAGAAGCAAAAAGGCTCAAGGCAGAAGGGGTACTCGCAGGGGTGGCAGACCTAACCATATTGCTCCCCCAAGGAAGGAGTATTTATATAGAGATGAAAGTAAAAGGCAATCACCAAACTGACAATCAAAAAGACTTTCAACAAAAAGCCGAAGCACTCGGATATAAATACTATGTATGTTATTCCTTTGAGGAGTTCAAGGCAATCATAGAAAAGGAGCTAACCACCACTAACAACTAACCCCTAAAACCTAACCTCCCATGCTTGAAAAGATAAAAACAGCCATAGAAGAATACACCCTTGAACCAATAAGCAATAGCACCGCTTACATGAAGATGTTTTGCGGCTTGGCAAGTAAGCATTCTTTTGTATCAAATAAGGAAGTAGCTACTTTTTTGGGTATATCCCCTTCAAGCGTGAGCTACTATCGTAAGGAGCATAACAATATGCTCTCTGTTACAGAATATCAACAACTCTTCCGAAAGATAGAGAAGAAATTATTATAATTCCTCCGTGTAAATTTCCTATTCGTTTCAATTTGATGTGTTATTCATTGGCACCACTCCTAAATTAGGGGTGGTGTTTTTTTATAATTCAAAACTTTCATCCTCATAGTATTTTAGAATACGATAAGCGGAAGGTGTATTATTTACCTCCTCTACTCTGACATCTACAATAAAAGCATATTTTAAAGGGTTTTGTACTGGATTAGATAGTATTTTTTCTCTATCATCATCATTTTCAAAAATAAGCCCTAAAGGTTTGTCGTTAAGGCTTTCAATAATACCCTTGTTTCCTTTTTTCTTATCTACTGCCTGATAAAGGGTGAGTATCTGTTTATGCTCAACCCCTTTAAGTTCTTTTTGTCTAAGATTTTCCTTTTCTCGTTTTAGTCCATTTTGTATAGCATTTGCTTCCATTGAAGGAATACTTATATTTATATCACAATTACTATTTCCTGCTACATAAACATTGAGTACAGAACCTTTATCTAAGGCAACAGGATTAATCATGTTAGAAAAATCATCACAATCACTGGTAGAAAGTTCAGGTTTATCTACTACATCACCACTTCCTATAAAGTAATTGAATACATTTTGCAAATACCCTGCAAATTCAGCTACCACATTGATATTTTCAACAAATGGAATAATCCCTATTAAGGAAATGTCAAACAATTCTACAATAATAGAACCTTTTCGAACTTCTTTTACATAGAGTTTAGCATCTGAACTTTGTCCATTCTCCTTATTAAATTTGTCAAATTGAGAGGTAACTGATAACATAGAACGAGTTAAGGACAACAACTCCACGGGCTGTTTATTGTCAATCTTAAAAACTAATGTCGTTAATTCTTGTTCCATTTTGCTTTATTTAGAGAGTACAAAGATAATGAAAAAAAACTATTTTTTTATTCCTCTTTCTTGTCTTGCTCGTACTGCTTCTTTTGCTGCAAGGCGTCTGCTTCCTTACGAACGAGGTACTCAATTAAGTTAGCTTGCGACATTCCTTTCTTCTCTGATAGTGATTTTAATAAAGAGACAAACTCTTCAGATACCCTAATATTTAAGGTTTTTCCTTTTATTCTTTCTCGTGCCATATTCCTATTTTATTTTTTTGCAAAGATAAGTATTTTTTTAATGTAAATATATATGTATATACATTTAACTTTACAAGAAGAAAGATTTATAATTTTATTAACTATATGTATAGTAAAAAGTATATACTTTTGCACTGTCAAAATGAAACAAGAATATTAATGATTAAATAATATAAAGATGAAAGAGTCAATCAAAAAACAAGAACCTCAAATATTTTTTGAATGGTGTTATGACAATTATGAAGTACGCACCAAGTTAGAGCTCAAGGGGCGTGGTATAAAGAAGTCAGAATATACTGAAGGTATCTACTTCGTAACACCAAAAGCACTCGAAAAACTTGAAGCAAAATACACTTGCGCCCGTTACGATGTTCATTCATTAAATAACTAACCACACAGACCTAAGCAAGTCTAAAAACTGCTTTCAAAATCAAAAAAAACAACCTAAAAATAACACGAATATGAAACCAATGAACAACAAACAAGAATCAGCATTTGCATACCTTGTACTACAATTTAGCTTTGTAAGACCTCTTGAAAAAGTACTCTGTAATCTTAATGATGGTATATATGAGTATGGCAGCCAGCAAGCCATGAATTTTCTTAATGAAACCTTGCAAGAGTGTGTCAATGCCTTGCTTAATACTCTTAATATTAACCTTGAATGCCCCGCCCTTGAGGGTACATTTTCAAAAGAAAATGAACAAAAATTCATCAAGTATTTTACCTTGTTAAAGCAAAAATATCAAGAATATTCAGATGTAATAGAACTCTAATCAAAGCCCCGAGCAAGGCGCAAAAAGGCTCAAAATTTTAATAACAATATAAATACATCATATAATGCTAACATTAGAACAAATTCAAAATTATCAATCAGAAATACAAAAAATAGAACTTTCTAAAAGTAACTTTAAAAGAGTAAGAAAAACAGCTAAAGCTATCAATTATGGTCTTACATTCACTGAACTTATAAAACATATCTTAGAGCACGAAAAAGCTATTTTAAATAATGACTTTCGAAAAGCATTATTTATTGAAGCATTATTCGAAGATATAAACTATCATAGAGAATTACAATATCTAAGAAAATGCGATTATGAAAATGTTGCAAATGTTTATTTAAACAATTAAAACACCTACCAAAATGAAAAATACAGATAAAAGAAGCGTTTTTACCCTTGCATGGCAGTTCTTCAAGCAAACAGGTTACACCTTTTCAGATTGTCTCAAAAAAGCATGGGCAAATATCAAGCTCAAGGCAAAAATGAAAAGCCAGATAGTAGAATTTCACTACAAGAAATTAGACGGCTCAATACGTCAAGCCTTTGGCACATTGTCAAACACACCCCCTACCACAACCAACCGCAAACCTAATGAAAATCTTTTTACCTACTTTGATACAGTCAAAAATGAATGGCGTTCATTCTATAAATTTAACATCTTAGACGTGGCATAAAAAGACCTTCATTTTCGAAGCAGTTAAAATTATTTTCGTACCTTTGCAAAGGTATCAGAACAAAAAATATTCAAAGAAAAAACAAATTTTATACAAACGAGCATAACAGCCCTTTGCGACCTATATCGTACCTTTGCCCTATATACCAAAGGTATATACAGGGTCTTTGAAATAGTGAAACACTTACAACCTTAATCTAAAACATTAAAAAAATGACAATAGAAGTAAACGGCAAACCAGTAGAGGCATACCACCTCATAATGAAAAAAGAAAATGCCCTTGATATACTCAATGGTAAAAAGAAAATAGAAATACGAGCATTCTCGAAAAAGTACAACGATATGTTTATAAATAAAGAGTTGTACAAAGAATTTCAAGAATATTTAAAAGACCCTGACGGGTCAATGGAACTTGAAGATTGTCTAAATGAAACAGAATATATCTATTTTACCAATTATAATAAATCTTGGTATTTAATAGTCGAAGTGCTAGATATAGCTGTTTATAAGATGACACAAGAAGATGTCGAGGTTCTGAATGAAGATTACGATTTTCACGACTTTGACAACGAGTGGCAACAATATAAAGACCTACCAGAAGACGAAATACCTGTTTTTTATGGTTTAGGTCTTGCAGATGTAATCTCACACGAAGGACTTATTTAAAAATAAACAACAAAATAATAATAACAAATAGGCTTGTAAGATATTTCTTACAAGCCTATTTTTTTAATCTTTAAAATCAATAAATTATGCCAGAACCCTACGCTGTTAAATGGACTGATGGAAAAAAAGAGGTCTATTGGACTAAAGCTGATTACCTTAAAGGTAGACATCAATCATCAGATGCGGCTCGAAAACGAGAAGAACGCGCTTTAGGTAAAGCTCGTAAAAAGAAAAAGCAAATCAAGAAAGGTCAATCAATTCTTAACTTGTAATGTTAACTCGTGCCCGACAAATCATTGAGCAAATCGCTCAAAAAACTAACAAGGTGATACTATTTCACTCTATGAGTGGTAAAGATAGTATTGCCTTGTTACACTTGCTATACCCTCACTTTGACCAAGTGACTTGTGTATTTATGTATGTTGTAAAAGACCTTGAGCACATAGCTAAGTATATGCACTACATTAATAAGAAATACCCAAAAGCAAGAATTATCCAAATACCTCACTTTGCAGTATTCTCTTACATAAAAACAGGACACTTGGGACACAGACAAAACGAAAAACAACGCCTTTACAATCTTGCTGACCTTACTGATAACATACGAGAAAAAACAGCTATAGAGTGGGCTTTTTTCGGTTTTAAGCAATCTGATAGTATGAATAGGCGTGTAATGCTTCGTACTTATCAGGAGCAGGCTATCAATGAAAAGAACAAAAAAGTATATCCGCTTTCCACTTACAAGAATAATGACATAATAGAATACATCAAAGCGGAAAAACTCATCACTCCCGAAAAATATGGTAATAGCCAATCATCAGGTACAGATATAAACGACCTTAACTATTTACTATTCCTTCGTAACCATTTCCCTAATGATCTGAAAAAGGTAATAGCTGAATTTCCATTAGTAGAACGCAAACTATACGAATACGACTATGAAAGAGCTAAAACAATCTGAGACCCTAACAATAAACCGCTCGCAAATCAACCTAAACCCATATAACCCTAAAAAACATACAGACAAGGAAATCAAAAACCAACTTGCTAACCTCAAAAAGGTAGGGTTCAACGGAGGTATAAAGTGGAATAAGGTAACAAAAAACCTTATAGATGGACATCGCCGTATTAAAGCGATGGATATATACTACAAATATGATGGTACTAATGAAACTGATTATCAAGTAAAAGTAGAAGCGGTAGAGTTTGACGAAAAAACAGAAAAGGAGCAGCTAACATACGAAGCTCTCGGTAATACTCGTGCTGATTATTCACTTGTAGCTGAATATATCAACGATATAGATTACACCAACTTAGGACTAAGCGACTACGATATAAATGAACTTTCTCATTTTGTGGTTGATGTAAATGACTATCTCCCTCAAGTAGATACATACGAAGACCTAATAACCGAACCACAAGAAGAAAAGAATGAGCCTACATACGATGAGAAAAAGGAGCAAGTCAAACAAATGAAACAGCAAATAAAAGATAATGCCTTAGAGAAACAACGAAAAGAAGAGGCTTTTATCACCCTTTCCTTTTCTACATACGAAGCCAAATCGGCTTTTTGTGAGATTATAGGAATAGACCCTGACGAACGTTTTGCAAAGGGTGAAACTGTCCTTAATATGATAGAATAATTTAACACTTTGAACAATCTATTATGAAACCTAATACAAATAAACCAAGCTTAAAAAAATTTGCAGAAATAGCAGAGAAATCAGGCGGGAATATATCCACAATAGCAAAAACTTTCAAGGTAAGCCGTACGACAGTATATCAATGGGCGAAGGAGGATTCGAGCTTTCAAGATGTGATAGACGACCAAAGAGGAAGGATATTAGACGAGTGTATTGCTACATCAAGGGTGTTAGCTCGAGGTATTCCTATCTTGGATGAAAACAAAAAAATAGTAGGATGGGAAGAGCGCCCAGATGGTCAAATGGTTCGTTATCTAATGAGTACATTAGGTCGTAAAGAAGGATTTGGCGAAAATATAGATGTAACCACCGCTGGCAGCCCGCTATCTCAAGGGATCACCATTGAAGTAATAGACAAGCGAGAACAAGTACGAACCGATGATAATACAGACAACTAACATATATACGAAAGTAGATAATGCAATTAAGCAAGGATATACTACTGTATCAGCGCAAGGTAGTAGCCGTAGTTCCAAAACCTATAATATCCTGATTTGGCTTATTGTCTATTGTTTATCACGTCCTAAGACACGCCTTTCAATTGTCCGAGCTACCTTGCCTGCTCTCAAAGGCTCTGTATTTGTCGATTTCAAGGAGATATTGTATAAACTAAATGTATTCGATGAAGATAGTATCAATAAGTCTGAAATGATATACACCTTTTCCAATGGTTCATGGGTGGAGTTCTTTTCTACAGATAGTGAGCAAAAGTTACGAGGGCGAAAGCGTGATGTATTGTATGTAAATGAAGCTAACGAACTTAAGTTTATCGAGTTCCAACAGCTGAAAATGCGTACCACTCAATTCTCTATTGTGGATTATAACCCCTCCTTCTCTGACGACCATTGGCTTTGCGAGCTGAACAAAGACCCTCGTACCTATCACTTTATATCCACCTATAAGGATAACCCATTCTTAGAGCAAACGATTATTGACGAGATAGAGAGTTTGCAGCACAAAAACCGCTCCTTGTGGCAGGTATATGGATTAGGACAGCAGGCAATGATCGAGGGGCTTATCTTTGAAAAAGTTACCATTGTGGAGGATATACCTATTTGGGCAAAGAAACGTTACTTAGGTCTTGACTTTGGTTTTACTCACGACCCTACCGCTATCGTGGAGGTAGCTTTTTTAGACGATAAGGTATATATTGATGAAATATGCTATCAAACACAAATGCTCACCAGCGATATTATCCAAGCTCTTCAGCAGCACCGTTCCTATAAGATTATATCCGAGAGTGCTGACCCTCGATTAGTGAAGGAAATAAAGAATGCAGGCTATAATATCACCGCAGTAACCAAAGGACAAGGCTCGGTTATGGAAGGGATTACAAAAATGTTAGAGTATGAAGTATGTATCACCCAAAAGAGTGAGAACATCATCAAGGAGTTTAAGAATTACACATACGCACAGGACAAGGGCGGAGCTTTTTTGAATGTACCTATTGACGCATTTAACCACGCTATCGATGCCACAAGGTACGTATTTTTAGAGGAAATATTAGGACAAAATCGAAAGAGAAAAGACTTAACAGGAATATTTTATTAGTGACAAGCTGCTAACAAGATGAAAATTAACAATACAGACATACAGACCTTACATGCTAAGTTGGTAGAGGGTTCGTTAGCGAGCTTGCTATCCTATCCAGCCTTGAAGTCTTTGAATAAAAATGACTGGGCAGAGGAAAGCGGCTCGGAATATGACCTTTCAGCCCCACAGCTATCAGCTAAGGAAATTACCCTACAACTGTTATTACCTGAAAGTCTATATCCCAATTTGGTAACGCTCCTTTCAGCTCTTGCCTATGCTAATTATACCTTTGACTTTATCAATCTAACCTACCGCTTGCGTTTGATTGGTCTTAGCAAAACCCAAGTCAGTGGAGGTTATGTAACAGCTGATATTCGTCTTTCCGATGATTTGCCCTTACAAGGATATACTTATCAAGCACCAACGCTAACCGCTCATAATGTAGAAGCCTATATTGATAGCAAAAACCTAACCCAGTATGGTATAACCCTATTGGAGGGGACACAACAAGAGCTTATCACAGCAGGTAACGCCAAAACACCTTATACAGCTCAAAATAGTACTATGAGTGGTCTTATAGCCGCTGATGTGCCTATATACTTTCAGGAACGCACCGCAACGCTCAAATGCTTTATGTATTTGCCTATATCTGATTTTCTCAAAGGATATTTTGCATTGCTCTATGACCTTGTAAGACCAGGCGAACGCACCCTAAACTATCAAGGGAAATCTTATAAGTGTATCTATAAAGACGGTAAAATTACCGAACTCTATATTGACAACCAACTTATATGGGTCAAGTTTGATTTACAACTAACAATTATCTAATAACTATGCAACTACACTTTAACAGCACATATATAGATGTCCTCCCTACCGATGAGAGCTACCGATACCGCTCCATTATGGGGGAGCATACCCTTAACCTATACTTTTCCTTATCTACTTACACAGATATACCTGCTGGAGCATGGTGTGAGTTCCAAGGGGAACACTATACCCTCAATCAGCCTGCTAAAGTGGTGAAGCATAACAGCAGACACTTTGAATATACCCTTACCATGGACAGCGAGGGGGCAAACCTGAAGAATTACAAGTTTCGTAATCCAAATGATAAGACCCTTAAATTTCCTTTTACAGCATCTCCTCGCTACCATATACAAATATTGGTAGATAGCCTTAATATGATAGATAGCGGTTGGCAGGTAGGCACCACGATTGAAGCTAATGAGAAACTTATCAGCTATAACCATAATAACTGCTTGGAAGCCTTGGAGATGATCGCCAAAGCCTTTGAGACAGAATACGAGATTATAGGTAAAACGATACATCTTCACAAGGTAGAATATTTCAAGAATAATCCATTACCACTCCAATATGGCAAAGGCAAAGGGTTTAAGACAGGTGTAAGCCGTACTACTGAGCAAAGTCGTATTACACGCCTCTATGTACAAGGAGGGGAACGCAATATTGACCGTTCCAAGTATGGCAACAAGGAATTATTGCTACCCAAATCACAAGAGTATGTATATGAAGGGGTAACCTTTATTTCAGACGACAAAGGGCTATCAATAGCTATCAAGAATGCGCAAAATAACGGCTTTATTAACGAACAAAGCCTTGATTTGTCTCATATATACCCAAGTCGCAAAGGTACAGTGTCAGCTGTTTTTGAGGTTGATAAAGCCAAACATTTCTATGACTTTGCCGACATCTCCATACCTCAAGCGCTGAACTTTGCAGACCTCCAAATCAAGGGAGAAAAAATGGTGATATACTTTGAAAGCGGTATGTTATCAGGGCGTGAGTTTGAAGTATCAAAGTACGACCATACTAAAAAACGCTTTCAGCTTGTACCCAAGGAAGAGGATGGCGCCACCATGCCTAATGATATATTTAAACCCGCTGTGGGTGATCGTTATTCTGTATATAACATGCACCTACCTGCTGCCTATATTTGCGATAATACCACGAAGTCAGGAGCAAGCTGGGAGATGATGAAGGAAGCATGTAAGTATCTGTATGAAAATAGAGCAGACTTATTTACCTTTACTGGTGATTTGGACGGAATATGGGCAAAAAAGAACTGGGCAAATGTAGGCGGACGGCTCAAAATGGGAGGATATATCAACTTTTCAGATAATGAGTTTCAGCGTACCCCCGTGGCTATTCGCATTGTAGGGCTTAAAGAGTATGTCAATAACCCATACAGCCCCCAAATAGAGCTATCCAATAAGGTACAAGGGCATTCTTTTGTTTCTGAAATGCGCAAACTCCAAAACCAAGAAGTGTATTTTGGAGAGATGAACAAGAAAGCTATATCCGAGACTAAAAGAAGTTGGCGTAATGCCTTAGAGACAATCAAGCAGGTAGAAGAAGCGTTTCCAGAATATACCAAGAGCATTATTCCTGCCACAGTGCAAACAATGATGGCTTTGGTGGGTAATAAAGCAGGACAATTTGCCTTTGTTGCAAACAAGACCAACCCTATCACTGTGCCTCACACCTTGTACTTTGATAAGAACAACAAGCAAATCAATGCTGGCAGTGGTTGGATTAAGCATTACACCCTTGGCACCATAGACATCAAACCAAGCCACTCCGCAGCTGATTATAAGTATTGGTATGTTTCCTCCTTTGTGTCAGGTAGGTTGGACAACAAGGCTAAAACCTATTACCTATATATCAAAGCGAGCAAAACAGCTGAGACCGCTCAGTTTGTTTTATCAGAGAACAAGATAGGCATGGAAGAAGTAGCAGGCTTTTACCACTTTCTATATGCCACAGTCAATTCAGAGTACGATGGTGAGCGAGGAATAGCCCAAATCAATGGCTTTACCGAGATTACAGGCGGGCAATTAGTAACCAATAAAATCAGTTCAGGAAATGGAGAGCAGTATATCCTGCTCTTAGATAATGAAATCATTATCAAAGCCAACCTACGTATCACTGACGGCAACAAGACAGAAATAAAGCAGCTTGTTAATCCTGATTTGCTTTCATTGGAGAGTAGGTTAAAGCAGTACTCTAATGATCAGACAAGCAATATCCAAGTAGGTGGAAGAAACCTAATTCTCAATAGTAAGGAGGAACGATATAAAGAGTATAAAGGCACTTCAGAAGATTATATTATTTATCAATTAGCAGGAGGAACACTAGAAAAGAACACCAAATATACACTAACATTAGAGTACAAGAGTCAAGATTTACGAAGTGTAGATTTGTTTTTTATAAATGAAGGAGCATCTCAAACACCTAATAAGAATATATCTAATACAAATGGTGAATGGAAAAAAGAATCATTCACTTTTACAACAAATGATAAGTCCCCAAAAGGATATATTCGTATTGATAACAATGGTAGTGATTTAGGTAACGTAACCTCTAAACTATGGATAAGGCTTGTTAAACTTGAAAAAGGAAATATTTCTACGGATTGGACTCCCGCTCCTGAAGACTTAGAAGCTAAAATAAACGAAGAGAAAGCAACTCGTGAGCAATCTATATCTACGGCAAAAAGCGCTACTGAAGCCTATGCACGAGCGCAATCAGAATTAACTAAATCTCAAGCTATAGCTGAAGCTAATCGACAAGCAGGAATAGCCCTAACAGCAGAGCAACAAGCTCGTATCTTACAACTTCAGCAGAACCTACAACAGGCTAAAACCTTTGCCGAACAAAAGGTGAATGAGTTAGATATAGGAGGTCGTAATTTAGTCCTCAATAGTAAAAATGAGATGTATAAAGAGTATAGAGGGACTTCTGAAGCATACATTATTTACCAAATTGCAGGTGGTCAATTAGAGCCTAATACTCAATATACATTAACTTTGGAGTACAAGAGTCAAGATGTTAGAAGCGTTGATTTATTCTTTATATCCGGTTCAGGTCAGCATAAATCAAAAGAGCAATTGCCTAATACTAATGGAGCTTGGAGAAAAGAAATATTTACTTTTACAACAGGGAACAACCCTAACCAAAGAGGTAATATACGTATTGATAACAATGGAAGTGCATTAGGTAACGTTACATCTAAACTATGGACAAGATTTATTAAGCTTGAAAAAGGCAACAAACCAACCGATTGGTCTCCAGCACCTGAGGATATTGAGAACAAGGTAGCCGACATTCAAACAGACTTACAGGTTGCTATCAATAATGCAAGAGCGCTTATAGCCGTTGAAACACAAAATAGACAAAGAACAGATACCAATGTTTCAAAGTTAGTCAACAAAACCAACTTTCTAAGCGATACTTACACAGCAGGGAACGCTATGGCAACTGGTACTATGATACTTGGGAATAGTTTAGGAGTTCAAGCAGGTATTACTGGTGTAGGAGCTGCTAATAATGATATACGATTCTGGGCAGGTAGTAATTATACAGATAGAAAAAGAGCGCCTTTTATGGTTATGCAAGATGGCACGTTGTATGCTACAAAAGCTAATATATCAGGAGCTATAAACGCTACAAGTGGAAGTTTTACAGGGCAAGTGAATGCAACCAGTGGAAAGATAGGAGGTTTTCATTTAACAAATGATAGTATTATTCATTCTACAGATACAAATACCCCTCCTAGTAGAATAGATAGTTGGAAAAGAGACACTAGATATGCTTCTATTTCTTCTAATTCTATTATATATAGGGATAATGGGGAACAAAACGGCATTTATAGACATGTGATGATAGGTCAGACAGTGGCACCAAGTACAGGGGCTAAAGGAGCTATGCTACGAATAGATAGCATAGAAAACAATGACACTTGGGACAATATCGGAGCAAGATTAGAGGTCAGAGGAGCAAGAGTTAATAACATAGCTCTTGATATTGTAGAAGGAGATGTAAGAGTAAAAGGACAAAAAGGATATACAGGTAGTTTCATGGTATCAACAGGTGTAGGGGGTAGATCTATTCAGATATTCGCAACAAATGGAATTATTACTAATGTAGCAATGTAACTAAAAATTAACAACTCAAAAACTTTATAAAATGCAAATCATTCAACAAAAAACAAGTATCTCAGCGCAAGAAGAAGCGCATGGAGTAAACATTATTTACTCTTACGAATTTGAGAAAGACCAAAAACCATACTTTGTGACTTTCTCGGCTTCTCGTAAGGACAAAGAGGGTAATTACATTGTGCCAATCCAAGGAACTGTAACTGAGCACAATTTTGATGTGCAAAATAACAATTTCCAAGTCTCAGATATTGAGTTATACAAGCACATTCACGAGGCTTGCTCGGCTCTCATCAAAGGAGAAAGCGCTGAAAAACCAAAAGCCAATGATACGAAAAAATAGGTTTTTCGTTCCAAAAGGGTATAGGGCAATCACCCTATATCCTTTCATCTTCGTTCGCAACGATAGTGATAAGTACGATAAAGAGCTTATCAATCACGAACATATCCACTTGCGACAGCAGGTAGAGACCCTGATACTTCTCTTTGCCATTTGGTATTTTCTTGATTTTCTTATCAAGTATCTACGCTATCGCAATTGGGATAAGGCTTACCGCAATATCATCTTTGAAAGGGAAGCCTACGCCAACCAAAGCAACCTCGACTACCTCAAGGTAAGGGGTATATGGTGGTTTTGGGGACAATAACCAACGACTAATGACTAACAATTAACCGCTAATTAGCAATGACACTACAAGAACTAAACGCCCTTCCTGAAAGTGAGCGTATCACCCAGCTCAAGAAATACCCAGCCAAGCGCCCCGATACACAATCGCTTATCAAGGATTGGGATTATACCCAGCACGATGTTTTTGATGAGGAATTACGCCCCAAGCGAAGGGTGCTTGTCAAAGAACAAGAAGAAAACAAAGATGGTACTATCAAGTCTCCCGCTCAATTCAAGTGGGAGGATGTCAATCGTATAGCTTTAGCCTTAGAGCAGGACATCGTCAATATACATACCGCATTCACAGTAGGCACACCTCCTAAGATCACAGCAAAGACTACCGAAGCGACAGAACAAGAGCTTATGGAGTTACTTGATGGCATTCATAAAAAGAACAAAATTCGTTATGACAACAAGCGATTGGTTCGTTCGTGGTTTGCAGAGTGTGAGGTAGCCGAATATTGGTATGTAAAACCTGCCAAAGAGGATGATCCTAACCCTACCTATAGGCTTAAGTCTATGATTTGGTCGCCTTCCCGTGGGGATACACTCTATCCTTACTATGATGAGTATGGTGATTTGATTGCTTTCTCTCGTGAGTACAACAAAACTGATAGCAAAGGCATACAATCTACTCGTCTTATGGTAGTGGATAACCAAAATGTAACTATCTATAGCAATGGCACCCAAATAGAGCAATACCCACACGGATTTTCCAAGATCCCTGTTATCTATATGAAACGAGAACGCCCATTGTGTGATAAGATACGTACCCTCCGTAATCGCTTGGAAGTGCTGTTATCCAACTTTGCTGATTGCCTTGACTACAATTTCTATCCGAAAATGGTTTCTTCAGGTGAAGTTGTAGGTGTGCGCAATAAGGGAATGACAAGTGAGATAATCCAACTTGAAAACGATGCTCAAGTATCCTACCTCACTTGGCAACAGTCTCCTGACATGGCTAAGTTAGAGTTTGATAACCTCACCTCTCGCTGTTATGCCCTTACTAACACCCCGCAAATCACCTTTGAAGCCTTGCAGGGTCTCGGCAATACCTTGAGTGGGAAGGCTTTCAAGTTTATGTTTATGGGGGCACATATTGAAGTAAGCAACCACGCCGAAACCATAGAAGAGTTTTTACAGCGTCGTATTAACTTCCTCCTATCAGCCATTGGCAGTCTTATCCCTAAGTATGCCCCAGTGGCCAAGCGGCTACAAGTCAATATAGAGATTGTCCCTTACATGATAGACAGTCTTACCGAACGTATAGCCGATGCTGTTAGTGCTGTACAAGGAGGAGTGGCCTCGCTCAAGGAGGGAATAATATTGGCAGGTATCACCGACAAGGTAGATGAAGAACTCGCCCAAATAGAGAAAGAAAAAGGAAAAGATGTGTTTAGTGACTAACGACAAATGACGAGTGACGAACCCTTAATCACTGAAAGATATGGACTTAGAACAGTGGAACGAATACCACCAAAACCAAACCGAGAAAGATGTATCCAAGCTCCTACAGTTATTGGACGAGGTGCTTAAAATGGCCGTGCTGTATTATAGCATGCAGGCGTTGAACAAGGGAAGTGATTTATTTACCTTTGCTCTATATCCTGTGCTCAATAAAAAGATAAACAGCCTTTTTGAGCGCTTCCAAAATACCTTTTCTCGTAAGATGAATTTCTATGTAGATAAGCACTACAATATCTCTCATAATAAGTTCAAGGAGGTTTTTGGAGAAGCGCTAAAATCAGGCAAAGTGGCTACATATACTCCTGCCAGTATAAAGAAGAATTTACCCACGGAGGCTATTAGCTCGGCCCGTGTATGGAACCTATCTAAGCAGTATCGCACAGAGATAGAAATGGCCTTGGATATAGCTATTTCAGAGGGTACACCTACCAATGAATTAGCCTCCACCCTCAAGAAGTATTTGCGGAATCCCGACAGTCTGTTTCGTCGTTATCGTGATAAAAATGGGGTGTTACAGCTATCTAAGAAAGCTAAGGAATACCACAGCGGGCAAGGGGTGTATCGCTCTGCCTACAAGAATGCCGAGCGCCTGGCACGTACTGAAATCAATATCGCCTATCGCAAGGCTGATATAGAGCGCTGGCAGTCTATGGACATGATAGCAGGGTATGAAATCAAGCGGAGCCGACACCCCTACGGCTGTGAGATCTGCGACATGATGAAAGGAGTTTATCCCAAGAGCTTTGTATGGGTAGGTAATCACCCTAATTGTCGCTGCTATATGATCCCAATTTTCAAAGCGGACCTAAAGGGGAAAGAGCTTATATTAAACCCTAAGTTGACAAACTGGATAGCCTCGAACGAGGAAAAAATCACAACCGCAAGTAGTACGCCTATGTTTCTATGGGGAGTAGATAGTCAAAGTGAGGGTATATCCCAAAAGATTATACAAGCAATACAGCCTTTTAGTAGGAGTACTTATGTAGCCTTTGAACCTTTCTCACCTGTGATTATTGAGCATTTGAAGAAGATAAAACACAACACAGATAAGCAAAAACTACTACAGGAGATCATAGATGATAATAGGGCAAAACTCATCTTTCAGCACGAGACAAATGGCGCTAAAACTGTTATATTTGACCTACATAGGGGTAAAGGAGAAAGCCTAAATAATACGTTAGAAATAGCAAAAGCACTTAACGAGAAAGGAAAATCAGTAGCTCTATTACCTGAGTATGATAAGATTAGCAGTGCAGATGCTATTGTGGAGTTCAAAAATAAATTAGTTATTGCTGATTTTAAGTATCTAAAATCAAAAAAGATAAACACTCTACAAAAAGAATTATATGAAGGCTTTGAGCAGATTGGATTTAGTAAGAGTGATTATATAAAAGAAATATCTACTATTGTATTAAAATTAGAAAATGGCAATACGGATTTGTTTGTACAAGCGATTGAATATTTAAAAAGGAACAATAAGGACTTAGGAAATATAACACTTATTAATAAATATAACAAAATCAAGGAATTAGAAAGAAAAGATTTAATAGGTGATAGGTATAAGAAAATTGTAAAAGGGTTCTTATGAAAAAAAGAGAATGTTTGTTTATACAAAACATTCTCTTTCAATAAAGTATTTAAAGCAAGAGGCCAGCTTAACATCTATCGCTTGCGTATAGCTTCGCACTCCTCTTTTGGTGGGATACCCCAAAACTTTAAAGCCATTATTTTGTATGGCAAAGGTACAACAATATTTCTAAATAGCAAAGATTTTAACAAAAGCCCTATTAAGGGGCTTTTTCATTATACAAGTATAGAGTATATAAAACGCCTTTCAAATCCAAACAATCGTTGAGTTTGCATGAATGCTAAAAATTCCTTAGTAAGCAAAACAAAAAAAATACAAAAAAAGAACAAATTATATACAAACTCATATACATTTTATCTTCAAGCCCTTGCGTACCTTTGCACATAATAATATCGTTTTTTATGTTCAAAGAAAAAATTCTACAATTACTCAAAACTAAGTATAACCACTTAGGGTTGAGCGGGCAAGTGCTTGAGGGAGTGGCGGCTAACTTGAGTGCTTACGTAATAGAAGAAAGCCAAGTAGAACCTGCCACTGCGGGGGCTGAGGCTATGCTTAAGTTGTTCCAGTCTTATACCGATAATCGGGTCAATACTTTCAAGGCTGAAAGTGAGAAGTATAAGAAGGAGGCAGACGATTGGAAGGCAAAAGCAGAGAAAAGTAACGAACCTACTCCCGCTCCATCTGCGGGCAATCAAGGCAATGCTGAAATGAGTGCAATTATTGAGAAACTCAATACGTTGCAGAATAGCTTTTCCGAGTTCCAAAAAGGCAAAGCAGCCGAGAGTCTCAAAGAGCAATTTGTAAAGCTGATGAAAGAAAAGAATATCCCAGAAAGCTACTATTCACATTCACTCGTGGGGCGTGATTTTGCTGATACTTCTGCGGTGGAGACCTTAGCTAATGCCGTAATAGAAGGTTTTGGCAAGCAAGAGCAAGAGCTTTCAGCACGTGGATTTTCTTACTCCAAAGCACCTGATACCCCTGACGATCCACAGAAAGAGGAGGAGGCTATTGCTAATCTCATTGAGCAAGAAACCGAGAAACTAACGACAAGTAACAAGTGACAAACCACTAATCATTAAAAAAGATGCCAGCAGGAATTAAGTATGACCTTAAGGGTCAAGAGGTAGAGAAAGAACTCTACAACGTAAAATCAGGCTACCGCTTAGCAGGAGGTTTTAATATTAACGATAGTGATATAGATGACGGACAATATATCCCTGTCTTAGCCCCCTTAGCGGTAGATTTTAAGACACGCACAGCCAAAGTATCTAAGTCCGTAAAGGCTGTGGAAGCGATTAATGCCACCACACTCAAGGTACAGAAAGGGAGCTTTGCCAAAGTAAACATGCACCTTGGTAATGGCGATAATGGCGCCACTATCACAGCGATAGACACCACCAACGCCAATTATGACACTCTTACACTTTCGGTTACCATTGCGGATGTAAAAGCGGGCGATGTCCTCTTTGAGGCTAAAACCAATGCAGGTAAGGTGGTTAAAAACCCTGCTAATTTCCTTAACTATGCGAGGGTTAAGAAGGAAGCAGGAGCAACTGTTACCGCTTTGGGTCAGGCGTATGAAATTCAAACCAATAAGCTCTATATACCTGTATCCGATAAGGATAAGGAGACCCTTGGAGCAAGATTTATGTTTATCTAAAAACCAGTAGAACAATGATTTTAACTTTAGAAAAGCTCTTTAACAGCCCTCAAATCATCAGAGCGGTGATTAATAGGGTAATACAGACCACTGCCGATACAGTGGTATGGAAGCGATATTTGGACTTTGAGGAGACCAAATCACGCCTGTTCAAAACCTACATCGGTACCGTTACAGGAGTGGTGATGGGGTCTGTGATTGACAAGAACTCAGGCAAGCCTATCCGTGAGCGTAGAACCCTCGGTAGTGGCACAGGTGAGGTGGCTGACTTTGGAAACTCCTTTCAGTTGGACAACGAGCGCCTTAGTATAATCAAGCAGCTCACAGACAAATACAACCAAGCAGGGGCAGGACAAGCTGCGGTGATGAACGAGATTATCAACTTCTTAGCCGACGATATTCGTCAATGTACGCTGGCTCCCCATAAGCGTATGGATTATTTGGTAGGACAACTCATTTCTACAGGTAAAGGAGAAGTCAAGTTAGACGACAACAAAGATGGGGTTACACTTATTGACATGGATTTGCCTGTGATGAAGTTTGACCCAACCTCCGCTGAGAAAACCAAATTCATTAGCTATTTGCAGAAAATAGTCAATGAAACTCGTACCAAGGTAGGTGTTTTTACGGCTATGGAAATGACACGTACCACTTTCAACAAGCGTGTAATTGCCTCTGACGAGTTCAAGGACACTTACAGAATGGTATTAGGTAGCGCAAAAATTGGCGTCTCAGGAGGTATTATCACTGAGGCTATGGCAAACCAACTCTTAACAGGTATAGGATTGCCTCCTATTCGTATCGTGGAGGATTATGTAGTGAAAGAGGATGGCACAACGACTAACATCTTTTCTGATGAGCGTATTGCCTTGCTTCCTACTGCCAAACTTGGAAAGATGATGTGGCACGAGCCTTACGAGCTTACTGACCGTGTACCTAACAAAACCTATACCGTATTGGAAGGCGGACACTACATCACTACACAGCGTACTGAAGAGGGTCGTTTTATCGAGTATGGTTGTGAGTGGATGCCGAGCTTTGCTGCTCCACAGAGCATGGTTGTGATTAACACCTCTAACATGGGTTAATATGACTAAAAAGGATTATTTCCGTCAAAGGTTTGCCTCATTGGGGCTTTCTCTCACTGAGGCCGACCTTTTAGACTTAAATATCCCTGATTTGTCAGGTGAAGCCACCGCAGAGGAGCAAAGAAACTTGTATATAGCCTTTATTCGCTTTATTCCACAAATCCTCTTGCGCCCCAGTTCTATATCAGAAGGAGGAACCAGCCTCGCAAGGGCCAGCAAAGACGATATAATTGCTTTCTACAGCAATGAGTGTAAGCGGTTAGGCCTCAAGGACGAACTGAGTAAGAAACCTAAAGTCATATTCCGATGATATTAGACAACGGCACATTGCAGATACAGACCGCTACAGGAGGCGGCTTGGTAGGAGGTATTCCTCAAGAAGCTCCCCTTCAATGGGGAGATCCTATTCCTTGCCATATTGTGGCCAATACCTACAATCAGCGGGGGACTTTCAAGGATAGCACCTTTACCCAAAGCAGCTATACAGTATGGTTTGACTATGGGCTGCATATTTTCAATGCCAAAAGGGTACGGCTTATAAGCGGCAAAGGAGAGCAATTAGGCGAATTTGAAGTGCAAAGCATAGAGCATGCCGATTGGGTAGGACGAACTAAAATTATGGTATAATGATAGAAGGAAAGCTAAACATTGCCTTTGATAAAATCAAGGAGCAGTACATCAAGGCAGCCACTCAAAAATTCATAGAGGTAGGCGAACGCTGTATCACTGAAGCTAGAGATAATGGCTCCTATACCGATAGGACGGGTAACCTTAGAAGCTCCGTAGGCTATGTGGTGCTATTGGACGGCGTGGTACAATCTCAAGGGAATATAAACAATCACAACCAAGAACAGATTGAGAAAATCAAAGCCAAATATCCCAAAGGCTTGGTGCTGATTGTGGTGGCAGGAAAGAATTATGCTGCCTATGTAGAAGCCAAAGGCTATAATGTGCTTTCCAGCGCCGAGCTTATGGCTGAAAACATCTTAAAACAACTCTATGGATCATGAAAAAAGGAGGCACACAGATAGAAAAGGATGTCTTTGACACCTTCCAAACCGAGATAGGCGCTTTTGTCCGTGGAGGAGTGTATTTGCAAGGCACACGCCCACACAACTCTTTTGAGGAGGATTGTGTTATAGGCTTTCTCACTGGCCTTGATAAGGATATACAAGAAGGCAAGGTAAATATTAACTTCTATGTACCTAAAATCAATGCAGGAGCACAGAAAAAAATAAAAAACATTGCTCGTATATTGGAGATTGAAGCCTTTATCTGTAGCTTGGTAACACTCACTACTGATGAGTATCGCTTTTATCAAGAACAGACTATAAGCAGCTTTGAGGAAGACGACAAGCAAACATTGGTTAATGTCGTCCTCAGATACAAAAGATTTAGTAACTATTAAAACATTTAGAACATGGCAAACATTTTAAGCTGGGGAAAACCAGGAATAGAATATGTAAAATTGGAAAACGGCGACTTGCCCAGTACACCCGTTTGGAAGGCTTTCCCTACCCCAGTGGAAAACACTACCAAATTGGAAACTGAAGAAGGTGAGAGCAAGGAAGCCAAAATAGAGGGCGGCGAGGTGATCGCCACTCGTAAGAATGTCAGCAAATACAAGCTGGAGTTTGAAATCTATGAGACGGACGACCTAACGGCTCCTATTCCCGACAATGACGGGATTGTCCTTGACCAGTACGCTGTACGCCTTACCCCTGAAAACACCAGTGCCAAAGGCTTTATCATAGACCGCGCCAGCGTGTCCGTAGTAAGGACTTGGGACAGCGAGAACGGAGGTAAGATAAAATACACCTTTACCGCTCTGAAACCAAAGACAGGGAAAATGCTCAAGCAGTACAATTAATTCATTGATTAGTGGTTAGTGCTTAGTTTGAGCACTAATCACTAATCATTAATCGTTAATCACTAAAAAGATGGACAATATTCAACAAAAAACAGCACAAACCCTATTGCAACAAGCCGAAGAGGTAACCATAGCAGGAATAAAGTACCAAGTACCACAACCCACTATTGGCACCTTGATACTTGTATCTCAAGAGATAGCCCATATACCCATGGAGGAAATCAATAGAGAAAAGACCATAGGGGAAGCCTTCCAAAAAGCCCCTTATGGTAAGCATGTTGCCCGCGCCTTAGCTTTGATGATACTTGGAGCATCACACCCAAAGCCAACCTTTTGGCAATGGCTTAAGGAGTGGCTAAACCCTAAAGAACGCCAAATAAAGCGGCTTACTGATAAGATTTTCTACCAAATGAGCATTCAAGAAGTAGGGATATTATTCATTCAGCTACTCGGCAAAATGCAGACTACCGATTTTTTTATGCTTATCACTTTCCTAAACGAAGCAAATCTGCTAAAACCGACAAGGAAAGTGAGCGAAACGACAGCCTATGGGCGATAGTCGGTGGTTTTTTAAAACAATATCCTAATGTAAGTATCCAAGAGGCTTTGTATGAAATATCCTATGCTAATTTGCTTTTGTACAATAGTATAAATCCTGAAAGTTCCAATAATAACAAGAACAAAGACAATGTGATAACTGATAAAAGCCCTGACTACAACGAGGAATTAGACAAACTAATCAATCAATCTTAAATGGACAAATTTTTTAAATGGTTTTTAAAAGCTAAAATGAAGGTGGCTATATGGGCAACTCCAGTGGTACTACTATTCTACTTTGACGATAAGATACACCTCAGAGATAGGGTGTATTACTTCTTCATTGCCTTTTTTAAAAGCATTCCTTTGTTGATGCTGTACTCATATTTCTCTATGTGGAAAGACAAAAATGAGTTCTTTTATGCAGGTATCTGTACAGCGTTATTGCTTAATGCTTTGGTAGGAGGGGTATATCATTTTAAGGCAGGAACTTTTGACATCAAGGACGCTCTTGTCAAAAACGCAACAATGGTATTTATCATAGCTGTTGTTTATATTTCCTTATCCTTGCTTAATATTCCTCTTGATGAATCTGAAATGGGTAAGATATTTAAAAGCGTAGTACAACTCACTACATTACTATATCCAGTAAGTAAAATCCTAAAGAACGCATTTATCCTTACAAATGGGAAGTTTCCTCCTCAATTCGTTATGAAAGCTCTATATAACTATGAGCGAGAAGGAAAATTGAAAGATTTCTTTAATGAAATCAATGGAACAAAAACAGACGAACCTAAAACAGAAGACCATGAACCAAACACAGATTAATTTTATCAAAACCTACAAGCCCTACGCATTGGAAACAGAGCGCAAAACGGGGATTTCTCACCTCTTTATATTGGCTCAATCAGCCTTGGAGACTGGTTGGGGGAAGAGTGCACCAGGGAATATGATGTTTGGCGTGAAAGCCAAAGCTGGCACGCCGCCTGAGAAAAGGCAATTAGTAGTCACAAAAGAGGTGCTATCCTCTCCTAATGTGGCTTTCCCTGAGATAATCAGGATAACCAAGCGAGTGGATGGCAAGTATCAGTACGAGGTTAAGGACTGGTTCCGCAAGTATGACAGCCCAGAGGAGAGCTTCACCGATCATGCCAACCTATTCGTGAACAACAAGCGATACGCCAAGGCGTTGCTGGTAAGGAGTGACCCGTACAAGTTTGCTGAAGAAGTAGCAAAGGCAGGTTATGCCACTGCTCCTAACTATGCTGAGAGCCTCAAAGAACTCATTAAAGAAATTGAAAAAGTAAAATAGTTATGTATGAGAAAGATTTTGTATTTACTATTAGCCCTTTTGTTGCTGATTGGTTGCAAAAGCAAAAAATCAAACCGAACCGAGCTGAAAGAAGAGCAAAAGAGCGAAAGGAAGGAGGTAAAAGACAGCACTACGCACATAGAAAAGTCCCAAAAGGTAAGCGCTTTTGAAGTGCAACAATCACAATCCTATGAAATCACCCTTGAGAGTGACAAAGACGAAATGGGTAATTCCAAGGATCTCTATTTTACTCGTATGAGAGACGGCCCAAATGAAGCCCTCGTTATAAGAGGGGGTAAGGCGACCATACATATAAATCAAAACAATAACCAAGCCCTTACCCAAGAGGATACTATTATACAAGAAAACACTATTACAAGCCAACAACAAGCCATCATTGTACAGGAGCAGCGGCAAACCACAAAATCACAAAAACAAGTTAGCGCCCTACCTTGGTGGCTTATAGTAGCAAGCGCTTTACTATTAGGATTGTTAATATTTATTAGGTTCAAACGCTGATTAGCGTACCACGCCTCAGCAATGGGGCGTTTTTTTACATTTTAAAACATAGATTATTATGAACAACGATAACGGAAGTTTAGATTTTGAAGCACGATTGCGCCTTGAGAAGTTAGAAGAAGGGCTAAAAGACATGGAAAAGCTCATGAAGGACTCCATGCAAAGCTCCCAAAAAGAGAGCGATAAACTCCAGCAGTCTATTGATAAACTCACTAAGGGGGCAATGGCTTTTTTTACTATATCAAAAGCCTATGAATTTACACAAAAGATTATAGCCGTCCGCTCCCAGTTCCAACAGCTTGAAATTGCCTTTGGCACTATGCTCAAAAGCAAGGAGAAAGCTAATGCCCTAATGGAGCAAATGACTGATTTGGCTGCAAAAACCCCTTTCGGACTACAAGAAGTATCTGAAGGGGCTAAGCGTTTGCTTGCTTTTCAGGTTCCTGCTGAAGAGGTAACGGAAACCCTCCGCCGTATGGGTGATGTTGCTGCGGGATTAGGCGTACCTATGGGACAACTCATTCATGTGTATGGGCAGGTCAAAGCGCAAGGCAGATTAATGACTAACGACTTGTATCAGTTCATGAATGCAGGTATTCCTATCATTGCAGAGCTTAGTAAGGTCGTTGGTAAGAGCGAAACTGAAATCAAAGACATGGTTTCAGCAGGAAAGATAGGCTTTGCTGAAGTACAAGCCGTTATCAAAGGTATGACTGACGAGGGCGGGTTATTCTATAACCTGATGGCAGAGCAGAGCAAAACCCTAAGCGGTCAGCTATCTAATTTAGAGGATAATTTTGCTAATGTCCTCAACGAGATAGGCAAGGCTACCGAGGGGATCGCTTCAGGAGCTATATCAAGTGTATCGTTTTTGGTGGAGAACTACCAAACATTAGGCAAGGTAATAGCGGGGCTTATTGCTACCTATGGGGCGTATAAGACGGCTATTCTTGTAAATAGTGCCATTGTTGCTGTTAATGCTGAGATTACAAAAGGCTGGACTATTGCTCAACTCGCACAATATAGAGGGCTTCTATTGTTAGAGAAAGCCCAAAAGCTCCTTAATGCAACCATGCTTTCTAATCCTTATGTATTGGTAGCTACTGCGGTAGTGGGCTTGGTAAGTGCCTATGTGCTTTTGAGAGAAGCGACTGATGCTGATACAGAAGCTACTAAAAGACACAACGAACTAAGAGAGGAGCAAGCTAACAAGATAGAAGAGGAGAGAAATAGAATTAACAAATTGATAGCAACCATTCAGGATGAGACCAAATCATGGAACGAGCGAAATAAAGCGTTTTTAGAGCTACAAAAAACAACGAACGGGGTACTTGATAAATATACTTCTCTTAATCAGGTATTGCGTGAGATGTCACAAGTTCTTAAGGAGCTTAATGGGCGTTACGAAACGATGAATGAGGGATTGTCAAGGGATGCAGTAAAAAATACCGAAAACACTATCAAGCAAAAGGAAGCTCAGATTGAGAGACTAAAAGCTGAGATGAAAACTACTGCAAACAGAGACCATAGAGTGGCTCTTCAAATGGATATTAATGACATTAAAAGATCCATAGAAGCAGATAAAATACTTAGGAAAAAACAGCTAAAAGTTGTTGTTAAGAATGATGTAGCTAATTACGAAAGCAATCTATCAGGTAAAAGCCTTGAACAAATACAAGCTGAAAAGAATTTGATTAATGAGGCTTATAACTTGAGGAAAAAGCAAGCCAAAGAAGCTGTTAGCAACCTTTCTGTATCTAAAATAGACAGTAACAACCCTTATTTAAAATATGATTGGGAAGAACTGGGAATGTATAATGAAGCGACAGAGAGACAAATCAAACTCAAACAGCAAGAAAAAGTACAAACTACTGATTTTATTGCAAAAAAAGAAGAGATTTTAGCGTTACAGAATAAAATAAATGAAGCTGAAAGCAAAAATAAAAATAGTAGGAGCGTTGATAATAAAGATTTAAGCGATTTAGCTTTCTCAAAAAAATACTCCTAAATCCAAAGCCGCTAAATCCGAACTCCCTACTTTTGACTATAAGAAAGCGGCCCAAGAAGAAGCCCGCCGTGAGCAGGATTTTCTTTTTCAGAAAGAGCAGGCTCGTATCAATATAATGGAGGACGGAGCACAGAAACGCCTTGCGATCATTCAGCTTGATTATGATAGGCAAGAGGAGGAAATACGTCGTCGCACAGAAGACCAAATGGCTGCTTTTATAGAGCAGCAGAAAGCCCAAGCAGAGGCAGAGGGTAAATGGAAAAAAGGGCAAACCTTTAATGAAAACACCCCTGAAATCAACGCTCACAAGGCTAAATTGCAAACTGAGGAGCAACAACTGTTAGCCTCTAACCACGATTATATGCTCTACCAACAAGAGCAGGTATATAAAGAGCTGTTGGAGAAGTACCAAACCTATACAGACCAACGCAAAGCCATTGAGGAGAAGTACAACGCTGATATTGCCGCCTTGCAAGCTAAATTAGGCGCAGACGCTCTACAAGTGAAGAAAGCGCAAGATGAAAAAGCTCGTGAGCTTAAGAAGCTGGACATACTCTACAAGAAAGAGGGGACAGCCATTGCTAAACTCTTTGAGAACCTACGTAAAAAGACTGTCAAGGAGATACGAGAGACCATAGCCGATGCTGAAAAGGAGATTGACCAGTTGGCAAGTATACTTGACATGAGCGATAAGGACAATGTGGATTATATCCAAAACCTAAAACAGCAACTTGAGCAAGCAAGAGATACAGCTGATCGTAGCGATACAGTCTTTGGCAGACTTGGTAAAAACATTCAGTCACTATTCAAGTTTAAACCCAATACGATAGAATGGAAAGAAGCACTTCAAGGCGTTCTTTCTGATGCTCAGTCAATCACTGGAGAGTTTGGACAGATAGGGGACGAATTCGAGCGATTAGGACAAAGTACAGGAAATGCAGGACTAAAAAAGATAGGGGAAAATATAAAAGATTTTAGCAATATTGTAAGCAAAACCGTTTCTTTTGCCCAAATAGGAGGGTCTGTAGGAGGCGGATGGGGTGCTGCTATTGGCGGCGTTATTGGTGCTGTATATGGTATTTATGAAAAAATAGGGAGAGACAGAGAGCAAGCAAGACAAGCGGAACGACAATGGAAAGAAGAACAAATTCAGTTTGAAAAAAAACTAAACGACCTTTATGATGAACGTATTCTAAAAGGACAAAAATTCATAAATGCTTTTACTGAAAACAAGATAGGAAAGCAGATAGATGTTATTAAAAATTATAAAGATAAAATTGATGGTTTAAGAAAAAAACTTATTGATGTCCAAAACTCTCAAGTTATAAGTCATTATGATAAAAAATGGGTAACTGATAAAGCACTTGGCTTTATTCCTTTAGGAGCACATCAAGAAAGTATAGCTCGCACTAAAGCCTTCAAGGATAAATATCAGAAGTTAGTTGATGATTTCGGAAATATTGATTTTGAATTTTTAGAACGTCTTAATGAAAACGATTTGGGAGCATATTTTTCACGAATTGGATTAGGAACTGCAGAAATAGATGAAGGTTTGAGGAGGGTGATTTCAGATGCTAAGGAAGTTAATAATAAACTTAAAGAATATCGTGAAGAAATAGATAAATATACCAAAGAGACATTCGGGCCGTTAGGAGCTAATTTTTCTGATAGTATTATCTCAGCTGTAGAAAAAGGAGAAAGTGCTTTTGAAAACTTTGGGCAAACCGTATCAAGAGTGATGAAGAACGTCATCAAACAAACATTGGTAACTCAAAACATAAAAAACCTTTTTGATGATTTTGATAAAGCTGTGGGGGATATATACACAAAAGGAATAGGATTGAGCAATGAGCAGCTTTATGAAAATGTAAAAAATAAAACCATTGAGTTTGTTAATAATACACTGAAACCTGAAATCCAAAAAGGAGAACAGAAAGCTAAAGCAATGTTTGATGCCTTAGAGCAATCTGGAATAAAAATGTATGATGATAGAGGGGCAGGTCGTCAAGCAGTAGAAAAAGGATTTGCTCGTATGAGTCAAGACACAGGAGATGATTTATTAGGACAATTCAGATTGCAAACCCAACTAAGCACCGAGATGAAGAATGCAATGTTGCAAAGTGTTAAAGAATTTACTGAAATGCATAAGTTTATGCAGATTTCGTTCGCTCAACAATTAAAACATCTTGCAGGAATTGAAGCTAATACTTACAAACTCCATAAAATAGAAACAGATATTGCCAACATGAAAGCTGGTATTAGTGAGATTACTACCAAAGGAATTAAGATAAGATCATAATAAAAGCCCCTTAATTGGGGCTTTTCTATACAATCAATATTTATATTTTAGTTCAAAATCATCACTTTTTAAAAGAGCACCATCATAAGTAATCCATAGTTTACCGCCTTTCTCATATAGAGATGCCTTTATAATATCTCCTTTTGCAGGTAAATCACTTTTAATTCTTCTTCCTTCTTCTATTTCTAACTTATAAGTTGCTTCATCTTTTCCTATAACTTTCCCTAAATATTTATTGTCTATTATTGGATATTTTGAGCAATCTAATGAGAAATTCCCATTATTATAAACAATAAGACTGTATTTTATATCTTTTATAATTGACTTATACTCCCAAACACCGACAATATCACTATAATCAATCTTATCCTCACTCTTAGAGCACCCTAAGGCAATCAGCCCTACGAGCAGCAATAGTACTTTTTTCATGTGTTATGTATTTAAGTTAGTAAATTTCAACTGTATGTAGTAGGCGTTCCTTGTGAGTGTAAATATCGTCCAAACTGTCAATAAATACCTTTTCGGAGCTGTCTTTTCCTTTGTCAAAGAACTCGATATATTTCTTTACGCCGTTGAAGTGTAACCTACAAATAGGCTTGCGGTTGTTATCGTCCAACAATATACCAAAATACGAAATGGTATCTCGGTAGGCAATTCGTGAAGCGGGTACTTTCTCTCTGACAATAGCTTTGACTATTTGAAAGCCCTCTAACTCTTCCTCAGTGGTAATAATTCTATTTTCGTCTTCCTCATCTATAGGCTCCATTTCTGAAGGTTCGTCCTTGGGCTGTTGTGCTTTTCCCTCGTTAATGTCAAGGGCTGTTTTTAGGCGCGTACTGATTGAGTCATTAAAGTAAGAGGTCATTGCGCGCTTGAGATACCCACGGAATATTTCCAAACGTCCGGAGGTGATTTGCTTATCAAAGAAACGGCGCGCCAATAGCTTGATAAAGTCATCGGACGGCTCCTGTATCTCTTTTTCAAACTCGTTCTTGAAAGCACGTACATACTTGAGAGCTTCAGCGCTCTCTAATATATTGTCAATGCTAAAGGTAGCCTTGGTAAACTTCACCAGTTCCTTAATGGTGCTGTCCTTGAGATTAGCCAAATTCACAGTAAGGAATGGGTTATTGTCCATAATGTTAGGCTTTTCAAGGTCTGTGAAGAAGTCATACACAATTCCGTTGGTAATAATACCAAAGCGTGCATCAGTAACGTGATAGTATCTGTGCAATTGTGAGTTATGTGCATTGATATTCTCTTTCCAATGCTTACACTCAATGATAATCACGACTTGATCGTCTTTCTTGATTACATAATCTACCTTTTCTCCTTTCTTAGTGCCTATATCCGCCACATACTCAGGAATAACCTCAGTAGGGTTGAATACATCGTAACCAAGTATCTGCAAGAAAGGCATAATGAAGGCGTTTTTAGTTGCTTCCTCCGTGTTAATTTGGTCTTTGAGACTTTCCACACGGTTATAAAGCTGCTCTAATTTGCCTTTGAGTTCTGCTTCTATTTCCATGTTATGATTGATGTGTTATTAAATTAGGCACAAAATTAAGAAATTATAAAGGAATGCGAAAGAAATTTAACGTTTAAATATTGTAGTGTCCTAGTATGTATAAAAAAATATCTCTGTTGGCGCAGAGATATTGATAAGGAGGGTTGCTTTTAAAATTTTATTTTTATATGATAGAAATCGAAAACAACTCTTTAGAAAGTGCAAATGTACGAACTTCCGTACAATTTTGCAAACGAAAAATAGCAAAAATATTATTTTTCTTTGAAAGGATACCAAAGTATATTGTTTGTATCAAAAAATAAGGTTGCAATAAAATGATCTGCTTTTAGTTCTTTTTGTTTTTTAGGTAAATTAGTAAATATATCCATAAAATCCACTATCTCCATACTATCTATGATGTGGATATTACACTTTGTATCCCGTTCTTTCCTAAATGACAATGCAAATTTAGAAACGTCATCTTTTGTAAAATTTGTTTCCTTGTAAAATATATAGAAATTAGTCACTGATGGTCTAACATCCTCTTTTAAAATTTCATAATTAATTTTTTTCATGATTTATTTGTTAAAAATCTTATGCAAAGATACAACAATAAATAAGGACACACAATAAAAAATAATGAAATATTTCTATATCTCTATTTTCAGCTGTTTAAGCATTTCCCTATCCTTTTTTGCTTTATTTACCTGATAGATAGCGGTAGTGTTTTTATTGGTATGGGAAGCCAATAACATAGCGGTATCACTATCTAAGTTATCAAGCATATAGTGTTTGAGTGAATAAAAATCAGCTTCAATACCAAGTTTGTCTTTTACATTTCGTTTCCAAA